GCGCGATAGCTAAGTTATTTTTAGCGATTACATGTTCGGCAGAGCCTACTCTTGCTGCTTCTACTTTTGCCTGTAAAGCGGCTTCTGCTTCTTCTTTAATTTTTCTCTGCAGTTCTACCATTTCTGCTTCTAAATTTGCCCTTTGTCTGCCAGAAAGCTGGTCTTCAATGATATTTATATTCTGAAGCTGTGCCTGTAAAAGCCGTTGTCTAGGATCACTAGACTGCCGCGCTGCAGATAAATCCGCTTGAAATTCCAGTGCTTTTAGTGCTTGGTTTACAAGAGGTCCAGAAAACCGCGCAATAGCCGCTAAAAGCTGTGTAGTTATTTGGGTAAGTGCATTCCCTAAGCGCGTCGAAGCGTCGCCAAATTCTTTAAGGGCTTCAACTCCTTCGTCACCTACAACTAAAGAAAGCTGTCTGGTTGCTTCTTCAAGCGCTACTTGTTCCCCAGTTAACTCCTCCAAACTTTGAATTGCTTCTTGTATCGGACTCCCGACTGCGCCTAAAGACTCAACAACTGCATCAATATCCGCAGTTGCAAGGTTTAGCCCTTGACCAAGAGTTGCAGCTTTAGCGGCAAGCTCATCAAAGAATCCGCCGAGCACTTGCAAAGCAATGGCCGCTGGGCCAAAGGTTTTGCCGGTTACAGCACCGCCGATTGCGCCACCGAGCGCCATGCCGGGACCGCCGCCAAACAATAGCGGAAACGCACCGGCACTAACAGCAGCTCCTGCACGTCTTTGCAGACCTTGCTTAAATAAAGGAGAACCGGGAACAAATTCACCTCCCCCGACGGGCATAAAATCTATACCCGAAACACCAAAAGTTTGTGTTCCCGGTCTAGGTCTTTTAGAAGATTTAGGGGCAGGCCGGTTTACACCTTGCAGCCTTTCTTCCTCTTTGAGAAGTTTGTTTTGGCGCTCCAGCTGTTCGTTGAACTCTTTTTGGGCGCGTACTAAAACTCTGACTGCGTTTCTTTCGGCGTCTGTGCCCATTGCAGCGTTGCGCAATGCACGTTCTGCTTTTGCTACAGCTTTTGAGTAATTGTCTACATTTTCAATTTGTTTGCGAGAAAAACTACCGTTAAGTCCTTTACCTACTTTTATCGTCGCTGCATTAACCCTGCCGACTTGTTTCGTTACTGCTTTAAGGTCATTACTTAGCTGCTTAAGAGCTTGTGCCCCTTGAAGGGCAACTTTAATATCTACGTCGTAGTTAGCCACAGAGAATGCAGCGTGTGATCACACCAGTCTACCGCGCACTCATGGAGCGCGCCCTAGTGCCGGTTTTGGCGTTTTGCACTGCCTTCTCTTGCTGCTCGTTGTGCAGCTCGTAGTAAGCGGCCCAGCCAATCAGCTCCTCTTGGGTTAGGTGCTGGGCGAGCTGGGCAACTGTGGTGCCTAATTCCTTGGCGAGGAAATAGATAAAGTACCAGTCGCTATTAGCTTTTGAGGTCTGCTTTCGCTTCCTCCACCTTGTTTTCAGACCCGGAAGAAAGCATGGCAAGCTGGATTTCTTGCAGGATTGAGGCTTCGACAGCGTTCTTAAGGGCTGCTTTTTCGCCGTCCTGGAACAGGCGTTTGCCGTCGGCGTCCAGTGATTTTTCGATCATCATGCCCAGAGCAAAGTCGTTGGCATCGTCAGAGCCGACTTTTTTCTGGATTGACTCGCGCTCAGCGATGGTAAGAGGGTGCCAATAAATTTCGAGCACCACTTCGTCGCCATCTTTGACTTCGTGCTTATACAGCTGGCTAACGCCGAACTTGTTACGGAGCAGTTCGGTAGCGCGCAT